CACTTGGAGCTAAACATGGCAGATCAACAGATAACCGAGGCAGACATCGAAGTATTAAAAAAACTTGGTCTGCCAATTCCAGGCAAAACTACTAAGAAGGATGAGGAATAAGACGTGGCAATTTATCTAGATAATAACGTTGGCCTGAAAATTGCCACCGTAGACCTTAGCGCGTACGTAACAAGCATTACGCTTACGCAGACATTTGACGAAGTTGAGACCACAGCGATGGGCGCGACTGCGCATCAATTTGCTAAAGGTTTAGAAGCATCAACGTTGCAGGTGGACTTCTTGAACGACTGGGCAGCCGCACAAGTTCAGGCAACCTTGCAAGCCGCATACGGCACAAGCGTTACTGCAATAGTTATACCTGTAAAAGGCACAGCTGTAGGCGCAACAAATCCAACTTACACAGTATCTATTTTGGTCAATAACTTGACCCCTGTAGGTACAGGTGGGCCAGAGGATTTTGCACGCTCATCTATGACTTTCACATGCACATCTGCAGTTGCTTATTCAATTACAGCACCATTTTAATTAACTAAAGGGGCAAACAATGGCAAGACTAAAGATCGTAAGGGCTACAGGGGAAAGCATCGTGAGCATTACCCCGGTGGTTGAAGTCGCGTTTGAAAAGTACGCAGGACAAGGCCTATACAAGCAGCTACGCGAGCACGAAAAGAATAGCGACCTGTACTGGCTGGCTCACAATGCACTAATGCGTACCGAGGTGATCCCACCTTTTGGTGACGATTTCCTTAAAGATTTGATCTCGGTCGAAGTGATCGAGGATGAAAGCCCAAAAGGATAGATCGGGGTTCATTTACATACCTGGTAGCTAGTCTGGCTATCGAGTTAAAAATTAGCCCCGATCAAGTCCTGGCGATGGATGAGGTCATGTTTAAAGCAGTATTGCAAGTATTAGGAGATAGAGCAAAGGAGCGAGCCAATGCCAGTAAACGTCACAGGCGTACAGGCCACTCTTAAAGCGATGCGCAAGTTTGACCCTGACTTAGCCAAGCAAATGAATAAGCAGATAAAAAATGCCATGATGCCTATACGCGATAAGGCTCAGGCCTATGCGCCTGCCAATAGCCAAATGCTTAGCGGCTGGGCTGGTACATCTGCATCCGAGGCTACGGCTAAGTACCGGGCATTTCCCAAGTACGATCAAGCCGAAGTAACGGCAGGCATTATTTACCGCCAGGGTGCTAACAATTCTGGCGAAGTAGCAGGCGCTAAATTTAGGCGCAGGTTTCAGGTTACTCATTACATCGCTAACACATCTGCAAGCGGTGCTATCTATGAGACATCTGGCCGCTTGGCTGCATCTCGTAAAGCATCGCGCAGCCTTAACCCAAATGCTCGCGCCCAATTCTTAGAGCCGCTAGGGCCGCTATATGGCACACGTGGCACATCTGACCCTAGATTTGGCAACACAGATCAGCGCGGTCGCTTAATTTATCGCGCTTGGGATGAGGACAACGGCAAGGCTGCACAAGCTGTAAACCTGGCTTTAAATCTAGCCGTGTCACAATTTAACGCTAACAGCGCTATGGGTAAGTATGGGGCGGTGGCATAGTGGCAAATATCGTAGTCGCGGCTATTGCCAAGTGGAACGGATCAGCCTTAGTTAAAGGCGAGAAGCAGCTAACCCAATTCCAGAAAACTACCAACAAGCTAGCAAAATCTTTCATTACCTTATTTGCAGCGCAGAAAATCTACGCATTTGGCAAGGCATCCGTTAAGGCATTTGCAGCCGATGAGAAGGCAGCCAAGTCGCTAGCCATAGCACTTAAAAATACTGGCAACGGATTTGCCACAATAGCCACCGAAGGTTTTATATCCAGGCTGCAGGATACTTACAAGGTGCTCGATGACGAGTTGAGGCCAGCATTTCAGACCTTGCTTAACGCCACCGGGTCACTTACTACAGCCCAAAAGGGATTAGAGCTAGCGCTTAATGTCTCAAAAGGTACATCTGCCTCAGTTGAGCAAGTATCTAAAGCGCTGGCAAAAGCATACGGTGGCCAGACCACAGCATTGAGTCGGCTTGGCGCAGGTTTAGATAAGGCCACATTAGCCAGCGGCGATATGAATAAGATCATGGCTGCCTTGACTAATCGTTTTCAAGGGCAGGCACTAGCTGCTACTAAGACTTATGCAGGCCAAATGAACGCGCTAGCGGTCTCATCTGCTAATGTCCAGGAGATTATCGGCAAAGGCATTTTAGACAGCATCTCGGCGCTAGGCGATGCCGATGGTATTGCCGAAGCTACAGCCGAAATGGAAAAGTTTGCGCAGAGTTCATCCGATGCCTTGCTAGGCGTATCCACATTATTTGGCAGATTAAAAAATGAGACTAAGACTGGTGGCTTATTAGCAAAAGGTTTTAGCGCATTTATGAATAGCGGTTATCTAGCTAGTGTAGGCCGCGAGGAACGGTTAAAAAATGCACCGTTTAGCCCTACATCAATGTACTTTACGCCTGAGCAGGCTGAGCGTGCCAAGTTAATTGCTACGATCAAAAAGCAAAACACCACGGAAAAAGAAAAGCAAAAGTTATCTGCAGCCGAGTTAGCAGCCAAGAAAAAGCAGGCAGAATTAGACCAGTTAAAAAAGAAGTTTGACGTAGACCGCATCAACTTAGAGACCGCCCTGGCTAACTCCACCGATGAGGCCGAAAAGGCACGCATCCGCAGCCTGCTTACCATCATGGATGAGGATGCCAATGCAGCTGCTAAGCGCATGGCGCAGCTTGATGAGGCCAACCTAGTAAAGATGAAGGCAGAATTGGCAGCCGCCGATACCTTAAAGTACTTAGCACAAGAAGCAGAGCGAGCAGCCCGGGGCTTGGCATCGATCGGCAACCCTGCAGGTAATTACAGCTACACACCGAGCGCACCATCTTTTGTCTATGGCGGTGGCAGCGTGCCTGATCTACCTGGTCTAAGCAATATGCCAGAGGAAGGCAACCCGCAGGGCATTTATGATTACAGCCCTAGCAGCCCATCCTTTACTTACTCACCACCTACGGTAAATAACTTTTCAATAAGCACACCGCTTGGCACCGAGGATGCGCTAACCGAAACTATGCAGCGCGTGATCCAAAAGTTAAACCGCATGGGCGATAACCTGTCATTTGCAGGGGCGCTGTAATGCCAGTACCTACGGTAAATGCGTTTATCAATTTTGGTACAGGGCCGAGTTTTGCCCAAGCCATGATTATAGGTCAGGGCATTATCGGCACTAACATTTTGGCAGATAACGCAGCCCTAATCGTTGATGTATCTAGCCAGGTTGATGGCATCACTACACGCCGCGGCCGTAACGCCGAGGCTGACCAATTCCAGACAGGTACCTGCACGCTGAGAATTGTGGATCAAAACGGTGACTTTAACCCTATGAATACAGCGGGGCCTTACTACGGCCTGCTCGATCCGATGCGTAAACTTGAAATATCGGCAACTTATTTGGGTATTACCTACCCGATATTTAGCGGATTTATCACAGGTTACGACACCCTGACACCACAAGAGGCTGGCGTAGATGTTGTCTATACGACTATCACAGCTGTAGATGCGTTTAGACTTTTACAAAATGCACAAATAACTACCGTGGCGGGTACTTCGGCTGGGCAGTTGAGTGGCGCTCGTATTAATAATTTGCTAGATCAGGTGGCATGGCCAGCATCGATGCGTGACATAGACCCTGGGCTAACAACAATGCAGGCCGATCCTGGCACACAGCGCACTACCCTGGCTGCCTGCCAGACCGTAAGCACTAGCGAATACGGCGCGTTTTATGTCGATGCGGCTGGCTCATTTGTATTTCAGGATCGAGCGCTGACATCTAGCAGCATAGGTGGCACGCCTACAGTTTTTACCGATACAGGCGGCGATATTAAATACTTCGATGCCCAATGGGTGCTAAATGACGTGCTCGTATATAACCAGGCAAATATCACAAGATCAGGCGGTACTACTCAAACCACTAGCAACGCTGCCAGCATCGCCAAATATTTTTTACACAGCTATACGCAGACAAATTTGTTGATGCAGACCGATGCTGTGGCGCTTGATTATGCTAGGGCTTACGTGGCTAGCCGTGCCGAGACCACCGTGCGATGCGATGCGCTGACCCTTGACTTATACACAGAAAACTACGACTCAGGCATAGTAGCTGCCCTTGACTTAGATTTTTTTGACCCTATAACCGTAACCACTAGCCAGCCTGGATCATCAAGTTTGGTTAAAACCTTGCAGATTTTTGGCGTGGCTATGACCATAAGACCGAATAAATGGCAGGTAAAATTTACAACGCTAGAGCCTATTCTCGATGCGTTTATTCTTAATTCAACGCAATACGGCGTATTAGGCACTAACACGCTTTCATACTAAGGAGACAGATATGGCCATTTCAGGGTTCCCGACAGTCACCGGGGATGTGCTGACCTCATCCACGATGAACAGCCTTGTACAGTTCGATGTAGTAACGCAGACAGGTGACTACACAGCGACTACTAACGACAATTACCAAGAGATATTTTTAATGAATAAAGCTACGGCAATAGCATTTAAACTGCCTACTAATGCTACAACCGCTTTCCCTATCGGCACGGTTTTAACGGTGCTAAATATCGGGGTCGGTACTTGCACTATTTCGGCGGTAACACCTGGTACAACTACCGTACTAAGTGCAGGGGCAACTGCGGCTAGCCCAACGCTTGCGCAATATCGCTCGGCTGCTTGCATTAAAACTGGCACAGATGCTTGGTATGTAGTTGGGGCTATTGCATAATGATCGCTAATCAAATATTTGGAGTCACACCACCCGGTATAGCCGCTTTAACCGTAGATTATTTAGTAGTGGCAGGCGGCGGTTCTGGTGGATTTTCTTCTCCTGGTGGTGGTGGCGCTGGCGGACTTCGTTGCACCGTCACGGCAACAGGCGGCGGCGGCACACTAGAAAGCGCATTAAATTTAACAGGAGCAACTTTTTACACAGTAACAGTTGGAGCCGGTGGCGCATTTCCTGCTGGTTCGGGAAGTGCTGGAAACAATGGAAGTAACTCAGTATTTTCGACAATTACATCTACTGGCGGCGGCGGCGGTGGTACAACCGCAAACGCTCCAAAAACTGGTGGATCTGGTGGTGGTGGCGCTGAGACAGGTGCAAACCAAACTGGCGCAAATGGAACTACAAATCAAGGTTACAAGGGTGGCAACGGTAACGGCGGCGGCGGCGGATCTGGTGGACTTGGCAATAACGGTTTCGGTGTTGGTGCTACTTTGCCTAACGGTGGTATTGGCGGCGCTGGTGTTGCAACTTCAATTACAGGTTCTAGCGTTACCTACGCATCAGGTGGCTCTGCTTATTACTTAAGCGGCGGCGCGGTTCGTTCGGCAAATCCAGCAAGCGGCGGCGGTGGTGGAGCAACAACAAACAACGGCGCAGCTAACACAGGCGGTGGTGGAGCGGCTGACTTTGGTTCAGGTGGTTCTGGAATAGTTATCTTGCGTTATCCAGACACTCGAACAATAACTATTGGAGCAGGTTTAACAGGTTCGGAAAGCGCAGCGAGCGGCGGGTACAAGCGGGCAACAATTACAGCGGGTACTGGAAATGTGAGTTGGACATAATGGCGCATTACGCATTTATTTTAAATGGCATAGTAACTGAAGTTATTACAGGCGTTGATGAAACTGAACTAATTGAAGGACTTGATCCTGAAACTTGGTACGGAAATTTTAGAGGTCAAAAATGCGTGCGTACCTCTTACAATGCGAACATCCGCTACAACTATGCAGGTATCGGCTACACCTACGACCCAGATGCCGATGCGTTTATAGCACCGCGCCCTGAGTGTGGCCACAAAGAATTATTCCTAAATGATTTATTTAGATGGAACTGCCAAAGATGCGATTTAGATGCAAAGGAATTTTTAAATGTTAACTAGCTACAACGGCTGGCCTGCTAGTAAAGATCAAGCTGAGATTAATGTAAAGCCTTACCCGGTGAAAGGCACTAACCTAAAAATTAGATGCGCCGCAGGGGCAGGTGAATTACTAGCTGCATTTGCTGCAGAATTTCATGAACTAATTGAGCCGATCGATGAAGGCAAGTTTGATGACTGGGCTTACGCTTTCCGCATGGTACGCGGCACCACCGACAAACTTAGCTGCCACAGCTCAGGTACAGCTATAGACCTAAATGCGCTGCAGCACCCACTAGGCAAGGCAGGCACTTTCCCAGCGGAAAAGGTGCCAATGATCCAGGCGCTTGCTAAAAAATACGGTCTTACATGGGGCGGTGACTATCGCAACCGTAAGGATGAGATGCACTTCGAGGTGTCCATCAGTCAAGAAAAAGCAAAAAAACTAATCCAAAAATTAGGGCTAGATGGAGACAAAAATGCAGGAGCAAATTAAATCAGCGGCACTAAGTTATGGCCGAGCAGCTGCGGCAGCCGTTGCAGCGTTATACATGGCAGGTGTTACCGATCCACGCACGCTGGCTAACGCGTTTATCGCAGCCCTAATCGGCCCGGTATTAAAAGCGATCGACCCAAAAGCAAAAGAGTTTGGTGTAGGCAAGAAGTAATGCGCAGACTGGTAGGGGCGGTGGCCTTGTCGCTGCTCCTATCAGGGTGCAGCTATCAGGGATGGGTAAGGTATGAGTGCCAAGAATACGAAAACTGGGGCGAAGCTAAGTGCCAGCCACCTGCCTGCGAAGTGGTGGGTACATGCACCAAAGACTTACTCCCAAAAGACGTATATGAAGCGCCTAACGCCTGAGCAGCTACACGCCAGGCTTATAGTGTTTATTGGCTGCACGCTTGCCCTGGTATTTGCCTTTAGTGTATTTGGGATGCTGTACGCGCTGATATTTGTAACTCAGCCTATTTCAAATCAAGCGCCTAACGATCGAGCGTTTATCGACCTGCTTACAACGCTAACCATATTTTTGACTGGCAGCTTAGGCGGTGTGCTCGCAGGCAACGGCTTAAAGTCCAAGCCTAAAGACCCACACGACACGCCGCCAAATACGCCGAGTACTTGATTATGTCGGTAGGGCGCTTTACCCTTTTACAAAAGGTGGTAAAGGGCTACCTGATTATCAAGGGATCACACTATGTTAAACGAACAAATGATGGCATGGATTTTATTTTCCATGCTAGGTACGGCAGTAATCTTTTACAGCTTGGGAGTAGCTGCAGGCCGTAAGGATGGACACAAGGCCGGGCGAGCAGTAGGCATCCGCATCGGTGAGCGCCGCGCACGTGAGGCGGTTAGCAAATGATTAAGGCTGCACCTACTGGTACATATTGCACCGACTGTAAAGCAGAGTTTGGCAATTTTGACACTAAGACCCAGACCTGGAGATTTAGCGAGAAGTGCGTGCCTATTGCCACGATCATTACAGTCTCAGTCACGATTAAATCAAAGGGCGCTACACGCGCCTACTGCAATTACCACAAGCGCCAGGCTGAGACTTGGCCAGATGGTAAAGGTGGTTTTATACATTGGTCACTAGCAGATCAAATGCAAGCAGCCGTTGAGGCAGAAAAGCAGGTGCTCAATGTTTAACCTGGATGATTATGAGGATGTAAATACACGCATCAAGCGTTTTAGAGCCGAGTACATATCTGGGCGCATCGAAGCATCGATCGTTGAAGTAGACCTACAGGCTGGCTATGTGCTGGTAAGAGCTGCCATATATCGTGAGCATGAGGACATGGTGCCTGCAGCTGTGGACTTCGCCTACGGCAACGTGTCCTTTTACCGCGAAAATATGAAGCGGTGGTTTATTGAGGACACTACAACGAGCGCCATTGGTAGGTGCATCAGCCTATTAATGCCAAGTGAGCATCGACCAACAAAAGAGAACATGGCACAAGTCCAACAGACTGCACCTGCACCTGAGGTTGATCCCTGGATAGTACATCCCGAAGGCACGGCACAACCACTAGCT